ACGCAAAGCAACGGCAAGAATACGCTCAAAGTTTTCGTTGTGATCCCATTCAATCGCAACATCAGAACGCATAGCTTCTAATACAAATGCTTTAGGGTCTCCCACAAAGGCTTTTGCATCACTTGCAACACCCAATACGTCATCAGCGACAATCAAGACATTTGAGCCAAACAATGACTTGCCTGATGCACTAGCGATTGAGTCTTGCAATAAGTAGCGCCCGTTATTGTCTTTCAACAAATCAACGGCATTGTAGAAACTTTCAGTCACAATCCATTGGCGTTGATAGTTTGCCAAACCCTTGTTATATGCTGTCTTTAAGTCATCTGTTGTTTTTGCTGCCACTGCTGTGGCTGTTTGCAAAATCTTTCCAATTTGATACTGCTCTGTTAATTCCTTAGCCTCTTGAACATAAGTGTTGAGCAATGTTTTAAGGTTAGGTGCATCTTGTACCATTTCCATAGACAATGGCAAAGCACCACGATAAGTAAGTGCCTTATAATCAACACTCTTCAAAACTGCCTTTGCAATTTCAGGGTTTGCAGCTCGTTCTTCGGCTGTTGTCAAACGTGCCGTATTCTTTTGTAGAATTGGCAGTGAACCCATACCTGATGTGACTGATACACGGTTGATAACGGCTGACAAATTACGAACATCAGTCGGTACTTTTTGAATATCCAAAATCTCTTTTGGAATGACAACACCTGCTTCTGTGGTAGTGATAGCATTTGTTCGCTTTTCACCAGTCTTTAGGTAGTGCATGAAGTCACGTACTTCTGTGGTCTCTTGTTCTTGGTTCAATTTAATTTCCATGTTTTCTCGTCCTTTCAAACTGCGTTCTTCTTGTAAATCTGGATCATCATCTCGTGTGTTGTCATCAGTTGAATCATCTGACAAACCTTGTGCCTTTTTAACGGAAGCTAATTGGTCTTGCAAGTCATCAATGTGTTTCTGCAAATCATCAACACTGGCTACACCCTTTTGCACATCTGCTACATCTGAATCATCAGAATCTGCTAATGCACGAACTTCTACAATCTTGTTTGCCTTTTGCTTTTTTAAAGCATCTAGCTCTGTTTCTATTTCTGAAATTTTCATCATTTCCTCCTTATTCATATAACTTCAGTATCGCCAACATCTTTTGCTTGTAGGCGTCATTTTTGAGCGCTCTGGTTACTGCTACGGTCGTTTCCTGATAAGCGGGCATAGTAACTACTGACACCTCATATAACGACCCTATACTGTTGATAGTTCGTTTTGGTGTGTCGTCTGTATCTTTACCCCATTCATCTGAATCAACCGTGAAACCAAAGCTCATGCCCTTTAAATTGCCTGCTCTGATGTTGGTGTACACGTCATTACCTAATGTTGTATTAGGAATATCTAAAATGAAATGCAAGCCCTTTTTATCAATATCAAGCTTTAGGGTATTTGCTGACGTTCTGCCTAATACGTTTGCAAAATTGTGATCATACAAAGCAACTACGTCACTTAGATTGACATTATCAAAAGCGTCAGGATTAACATATTCGATAAACCCGCCTAAGTTTTCACTAGGTTCATTAAAGACAACGGCATAACCACTAATTTGACCAATAAAGGCATCACTAGTAGCATCACGCACCTCTAACCCTTTAATATCAAAGGTTCTAACCTCTTTATCGTTCATAAATTGATAACCCCCTTGTCAACGAGAATTTTTCGCGCCTGAGAGCCGTCTAAGATGCCTTTATCAACAAAATTTAGTAAATCTTGCTTTAAAGTGGCATTGGAATAGTCCAAAATACTACTCATATCTAATGCAATGTCATCACTAAACTTAGCTTGAACTTCACTAATAATTGGTTCAATGTAACGATTTAAACCATTCACATACATGTTTTGTATCATTTCTAGGTTACTTTGTTGGTCGCCTTGACCATTTAAGTAGCTATCAGGAACACCAAACGCCTTACTAATCTGTGTCCGTTGATAAATTGCATTGTTTAAGAACTTGGCAACGTCTGCATTGATTGAGATACTTTGGAAGTCTGCACTCTGATCTAATACCAAAGTACGACCTGCATTAGCACCTGTATTGGCTTTTTCAAACTCGTTTCGGATATTGTCCTTGGCTTCAGGACTAACCACTGCTTCAGGTATTTTGATGACTGATGTGGGATTAAGTGCTTTCGCTATCGTACTCAAAGACAGCCGATTGGCTTGTTCCTGCTGTTGTACCTCATTCACTAGGCTTTCTAGTGGACTGTGACCGATTAATTCAGATCCATTGACACCATGAGCCATAATCTTGAAGTGAAGCACAGCACTGGCTTGATATGTTCCACCTTGATAATCGCCAAACGGTGTAATTTGATAATTCAAGACATCATTTGTTAAATCAAGCATCACATTTTGATTAGGAACGTAGCGCAACTCTTTACCATCAATCACGACAAACGCATTACCTGATAGCAATATCTCTAAAACAACCGTCTGCCAAAAATTGTAACGACTAGTCAAATGACTTGGCTTATTCAAAACGTTCAAGGTGTTTGGATTAGTTCCTGTAAAAATAGCACCTGCAATATCTGCACTGATAAGACTTGTCACGCTGTATAAGTCACTGTTGTGTAAAGCAACATCAGCACTAATAAGGTCATTAGGGACAATAGACACGCCACTGTCTGCAAAAATAAAAGGCATGTAATTACTAGGTGTAATCATCTGCCTTGTTTCAAATGGATTTTTAATACTCATGATTGACCACCTTTAGGCGCTAGGATATAAGCTAATCCGAACAGCCCAATACCAATGGCAAGCCAACCTACTTGTGTGGCTACTTGAAAGGCACAAATCACAATCGCAATAATGCCTAGCACAATCAACACAAACGGTATGTATTGACTAATATTTTTCAGTTTATTCATTCAGCACCACCTTTCTTAAAATTTAAACTCATTCATGAAATAATCATTTACTTGGTCTTCACTCATACCAGCAAATGGGCTTTTGTTCTTCTCATCAGGCGCATTTGTAAATGACGTGAAGTAAAACATACCCTCAAATAAGGCGTTGACAATGGCATCAGCCACATCAATCTTTGCACTGTTGGTATTCTTATCAATCTTGATACCATTGTTGTCTTGCACAATAACTGCATTAGATAAGGCGCCAAACATGGCTTCATCATCAAGCATTGTTATTTGAGACTTGATAAACGCTGTTTGTAAGAACTTTGTGGGTTCATTTAATGACTTGATACCCTGACGAACTGGAATAATCAGATAATCATTTTTAACCTCATCTAGTCGCCTAATAAACGTCCCTGTTCCCCACTGGTCATACAAGATAGCCTTAACATTGAGATCATATTTTTCAATAAACGACAACATGAAGTTAAATACCTCATCTTCATCAATCAAACCGAATCTGTCACGAGTGATTGTGGCAAAGCCCTTACTTTCAACGTCTCGATAGTTGATACCGTCACGCTGTTCTTTGGCTTCAATCGTTCCCAACTTAGCCAATGGAATAAATGAATGCTGGTACAAGTGATATTTTTGGTTGCCTGTATCGTCTGTATAAGGGAATACAAAGGCTATCGCTGTATCATCATTTGTCTGGCTATAATCAAACCCAATATAGACATCTCTGCCTTGCATATTGAACGTTGGAATAATTGCCTGTGTAAGCAAATCAACTGGTAGAAACGCATTCTCTTTTGCATTCTGCCATCTGTTCATGTTCTTAGTGAGAAAATCAGGCAAGCGACCTTGTGAGTTCAATTCATCTCGTTCAGCCGTCATTTTTGGTATCGCTGACTTGCGTTTACCCTCCAATTCAAACAATGGATTAGACTTCTGCCAAACACTTGGATCTCCAAAAGCTTCATCATCACTATCTTGTTCCCATGCTAGAAACAGAATATTATCAATCTCATGCCACGTCTTTTGCGCCATATATGAGCTATACCGCTTATAGTCTGCAAACATTGGACTGCGCACATCTGTCCCACTGGTACTAATAAATATCGTTTGTGAGTACGGTAGGAACGTTTGCCCTGATGTAATTGAGTTGATAAACGAACGGTCTTTGAATAAGTGGTACTCATCAACCACGGCATAACTAAAATGACCAATACCATCACTAGTCGTACTTGATGATGCACTTAATTTACGCATGGTTGTGGACTGGCTTTTAATCCGCATCTCACGTTGGTTGTACTCAATACCCCACTGTTTAGCCATCTTAGAAAATGTACCACTCGCTAAGTTAGCCCATTGACTAGACATGTATTTAAACAAGGCATCAGCATGAGCTGTATCAGCACTAGCAACCGCTAACTGTCTGTTGGTTTTAGGTTGCCCAAATAAGAAATTAAACAGGCTTATCAGCGCCATGACGGCTGTTTTACCGTTCGCACGTGCCATTGATATAATCGCCCTATCAAAGCGCTTACCGTCTGTTTCAGGCTCTTTCCAACCCTCTAGCAAACCAACGATAAACGCTTCATAAGGACTGATTTTAAACGGCTCACGTGTCTCTAAATCAACCAATAATGTACTAAACTTGATAATTTTATCCGTTCGTTCTGCATCATAAGCATAATGAAATTCTGGATCACTTTTAATCCGTTGCAAATCTGATAAATGACGTTCACAGGCTAGTTTGATTTTATCGCCTGCAATGATATGACCAGTCAAGACACCCACAGCATATTTGATGGTTGGTTCATCAATCCCATATTCATTGATAACATCTTGATATTGTTCAATCATGTTGTACCACCAAACATATCAGCAATGGCATCAGCATTTAAACTACCATCATCATCACTAGCCAAATCAATCAGGGTGGCACGAGAGCTGGGACTTAATCCTAACTCACCACCCAATGACTTAACTTTACCAGTGGCATCATTTAAGACGGCTGTGGCTGGGTTCTTATAGTATCGACCACTATTTTCATAGATAGCCCCAACGTCCTTGATATTCTCATAGGCTTCACGCATAACACTGTAATTGATACAAAAGGCTTCTAGCGTTGACTTATCAGCTACCGTGATATAACCCAATTTATTCAAGGCAGGCACTAACGTAGTCCATAATCGACTAGCTACACCTGTTAAATGCTTAGGCGCTGTCTTTGGTAACTGTTTGATGTCTGCATTAGCCTCTTTCAAGGCTTCAGTGCGTTGTCTTTGGTAACTCTCATCATTAGTCGAAGTTGTTATTTTAGCTTTTCTAGGCATCTTTACCTCCTTTTTAGTTTGATATATGTACGCAAACAGGGTGAACGAAGCCCTGCCTGCCGTAGGTGAACAAAAACGAAAAAATAAATCGTTATTTAAACGAAGATGCCACCTATGTGCGTTGCTTCCCCTAACGCCACTATGGGCGGGGATAATTTTGATGTCGTTCAAAATTTAAAACGGAAAATAAGAAAAGGAAAATTATGGAGCAATATCTACTATTTGAACGAAATCCCACCCTACCAAAAACCATGCCTGATCATTCGCTCGCATATCGCTGACACAATCATTCACGTACCCACCCTCCAACCATATGTACGCAATATAAAAAGGACTGAACTTAATCAATCCTTTAATACTTTTATCCACCAGTCACGGCTTAAATGTTTCAACTTGTTGTCACTCATTTTGTTTTCAATAGCTGTCTTATGATTATGTTGTGACCTTGTTAACAGCCAAAGATTATTCACATCATATTGTTCAGCCTTAGTATTGAGTAGTCGTCTCGGCACAAGATGGTCAACAATTAGATCACCCTTACCATACACTCGACCATTAACAGAACTGGTGTACATATCACGTTGCTTAATGTATTCACTTATTCGTTCCCATTGTTTAGTCTGATAAAACTCATGACCTAACTCTGGTCTGACATTCTCGTTATAGTTACGGTTGTATTCTAACTTATCACGTTGCCCACGCAATGTCTGCGACTTCAACTCTTGCGACTGTTTCAATCTATCACGGTAACTATTCATACGTGATTGATAATGCTTATCACAATAATCAAAGCCTAACTTAATTAGTTCATGGCAACCAATCTCGGCACATCTATGTAATCTCATTGAGTACCTCCATCTAATATTGCATACTACTATTATGCCATGTATTGTTAGTCAGAAACGGCAGAATGACGGCAACCTATACAGCAATGTCTAACTCATTAAATGTTTGTGCAACATTATCCTTGAATGTCTTTTGATAAGTACGGCATGTTCGCTCTGATAAATTCATTCGTAATGAGATAATCACCCAAGACAAGCGCTCACGTCTGTCATAGTGCATTTGTACTATCTGCTTTGTTTCTTCACTGAACGTTGTCTCTAATCGTTTAATAGCATCACGTTGCTTTGTCAGTTCATGTAAGATACTGTCTGCTTCATATCTAGCAAGCATATCTTCTAATGGTCGTGTATGCTTGTTTAATGACTTGATACCAGCGTTGTCATCATTTGGTCGCCACTGTAATTCAGCTCTGCGTAATAGAATCTTCGTATCAATCAAACCACTGTAATAGTTGGTTAGTAATTCATCTGTCTTATCCGCCATAGTTATCAAATTCCCTCCCAGCGTCATATTCTTCTAACTCAACTTCAAGCCGTGCATCAATCTGTTTAGACTTGCTTTGTAAAGCATAGTGTTCTTTCATGATGTCGTCCATCTCTTGCTGTGTTGGTTTTTTAAACGTTAAGTCACCACTAGCCACTTTGTCTATATCATATCCAACCGTCTGCAAGCATAATTTAGCTCGTTGCACCTCTATCTTTTCTTGGTCTGCCAACGCTCTTAAATTCTTAGCATAAAAGCTGTTAAATCGACCTGCTTCACGGAAAACGTAAATCAGATGCCTTTGCCAAAAAATGTATGCTACCAACACCAACATAATGACCAATATAACCCAATTCATTTTGATACCTCCTCAATAGCCATTTCAAGGTTAGCAATCTGCATATCAACCAATGCCCCTGCCTTGCTATCACAATCAAGTAAATCAGCCAATTGCTTCAAAAAAATGTGCTGGTTTTTCAAATAATCTTTTGCTGTATATTGCCGTGTTTCAACTGCGTCTACAACGTTGCTGTAAAATCCGTTAATTTCTAATAATTCCATGTTTTCTATCTCCTTATTCGTAAAGCGCCATGTACTTGTCGGCTGGTAATACAACAACTTTTCCATTTAGCAGGGTAACTTTGTATATGTCGTGAACCCTATTTAATAAATCATCACTATAACTGTCTGTTACTGTAAAACCAACGGCATGCTTACAGCTAGAAATAAATTCGATAGATGCAACATCTAGTGTTGACTGATAACCATCTTCTGGTTGTGCAACTCTAATTGCCCAATTATCGCCAAAAGTTATATTGTTACTGTCCGCATAGTTTAACTTCGTAATTTTCATGTTTTCTCCTAATGTTCCCAAGTAGTGACACCTATGACACCTAAGTGACACGTAGGTGTCACCGCCTTAATGCTTGCTAGTAAAGGCTTTTGCTAAACCTATGACACCTATGACACCTATGACACCTTTTTTTATTCCCGACATATATACCGAGGCTATACATAACTAATATTTAAGTTTTTTATAAATAGGTGTCATAGGTGTCACTAATGCATCGTAACCATTGATAATAGTGATTTTGTACGGTGACACCTACGTGTCACTTAGGTGTCATTTGCTGTCACTCTTTTCCAACCTCGTCCACTGCTTATTCTTTTTTGTTCCCACCCCAGCTTATTATTCATGATATTGGTTATCTGTTTAGATATATTTTGATTCCTTACTAAATCAATATTATTTAGTTGTGCCTCAGAAATATCAGAACTAGTTACCCAATCCAAATCTGTGTGTTCTAAAAACTCGTTTATCAAATTTTCTAACTCATCAACATATTCAAATTGTTCACGTGCATCAGCGAGTAATTTTTGTTCTTCTTCGTTAGGATAAGGCACATCATCTTTTTTGTAATAATGAACCATCTCACCCCAAATCTGTTTAATCAAGTCATCTGTCAAATCAGATACTGGGTTTTTGGATTGATTAGCTTTACTAACTCGAATAGGTAGAAAACGTCTTGAGCCTGTCTTGTCTTTCAAATAGTTAATTTCATTTGTTGTCCTAGCAAGCGTAAAATGTTTTTTGTATCTAACACTGTGGCGCTCGTATGGTTTTCTAAACTCTAGCTCTGTGAGCGTGACAAACTTCTTTAGTGATTGAGCACTAGACACGTTAGTCGCTTTCATTTCATCATCATTGACAATCAAAGCTCGTAGCATTTTTGAATACTCGTCTTTATCTTTAAAGTTTTCAATACTATCTACATACCACTTACCACCCAACTTTTTGAGTAATGTTGTTTTACCTGAACCCTGATCACCCACCAAATCTAAAACAAAATCGAATTTGCTTTCTGGATTGTATGCCTTAGCTACTGTTCCAGTTAAGAATAGTTTTGTGATAAGTGTTGTGACTTGGTTTTTTGGTGCGCCTAGAAATTCTGGTAAAAACGCGTTAACTCTTGTCTTTTTGTCCCATTCTCGTTCGGCTTCATCAAAGTAATCAGTGGCAGGATTGTAAGGGTTTAGTCGGCATACCACGCTAAACGCTCGATAGACTAGTTCTGGTCTTACTGTAAATTTGTACCTACGTTGTATATATTCAACAATGAAATCTTCCGCCACGTCTTCAATAATTCCTGCTTTAATAGCTCCGCCAGCTATGATGATTTTGTCAGTAATTTCATTGTCACGTGTAAACTCATTAAACTGGAATTTGCCTTTAAACAATGGATCATTATTGAAAATCAAAGTTACATTGTTTAACACGTTCTCTTTGATACCGCCTGATTTTGTCGGAACAAATTTCTTCTGCCATATTGGTTCTTCGGGCAAGTCCTCGGCTTCATCAATCCAGTCTGTTGCTTCCTTTAAAATTTCCATCTGTGTCATTGCCCTCCTAATAATCGTCTTTTCTCTCGCTCGTAAACGCTCCTAAATATCGTGTTTATTTCTTTATCAGCCAACGGTGATGATGACCGACTATTAACCAAGTCAACAATTTCATACGCTACTTTGGTAGGAATACCTAATCGCAATAAGTAACCTGATATGGAAGTGCATTGTAAGTTTCTTTCGCCCTCTGTGAAGCCGTTTAAGACCATTTGCCACCGTTCTTTAACAGAATACTTGGGTACTCGTCCAGTCTGTGTATTACCACTTGTGGCAACGTTAGAAGCCAGTTCAATCAACCACTTCGGCATCATACTAGCTTCATTAAATGACTTTCCAAAATGCTTGTATGCTACACCGCCTTTAACAGACGGCGCAATGGTTATCTTGTCCGTCACAAGCTCCAAACCAGCCCCTATGTTGCGTTTTAATTTCGTTACGTCTAAATCATCAGGTACACGATAAAACACATGTATGCCGTTTCTAGGGCTTTTTTCAATCACTTCATCATCAAAGTTTGGTGTGATACCTAACTGCTTGAGTGTTTTCAAACCATTTTTATCAGGGGTATGCCTGTCTATATCTAACGTCAATAATTTTGTATCTTTCAATATGATGCCTACGTTGCTGTTAGCGCCATACTTTAAGAACATGTTTGTTAGCTCACGGACATCATTAGTGGCATCTAAATGTCCTTTAGAAGCTTTATACGGCGAGTTCGTCCCCTGTGCCAACAAGTAAACCTTATAGCCTTGCTGTACTAAATCATGACTTTTTATGATATAATCAGATTTGATAAAATTATTTTGTGTCTCTTGAACATTCGCCTGCAAGTTTGTGTTCAAGGGCTTTTTTGTGTCTTCACTCATCTTTTACCTCCTTTTTCATTACCAACGGATAATCCCATCAAAAACGAACCACAAATCAAAATTATTAATGTTAATACTTCACCAGTCCACTGTAATGCGTTCATTTCTTAATCCTCCTTTGACAGCCAGTCATTCAACTTGTCAAACGTAGACTGGTGAACGATGGTTCTTTCACCACTCAATATTTTTGACATTGTAACGTGATTAACGCCACTCAACCTTGCTGCGTCTTTGATACTTAAACGTTTCATGGCCTTAACAATCAAGATTTTTTTTACAAACTTGCTTTCCAATGCTTTCATATTTTCCTCCATTCCTTTTTTGGAATATCTATGAACTTAATATATCATTCCGTTTTTGGAATGTCAATATTTTATTTCAAATTTGGAATGAAAATGTTATAGTAAATACATATAAATGTTTAGAAATGAGTAATGAATATGAATAGAATAAAGGAATTGCGGCAAAAAGAAAAAATTAGTCTAGCAAAATTGTCTCAAACTCTTAAAGATGGTTACTCTATAAATGCTTCACCTCAGACGTTAATGCGCTACGAAAAAGAGGAAACACAACCAAAGCTCGATATTTTCAAGGCGATAGCAGATTATTTCAAAGTTGATGTTGCATATCTTCAAGGTATACAAAAATATAGAAATTCAGATGCCAGACAGTTAGAGATGGCTAACCTAGAAAATAAGTTAATTGACCAAAATAATGATATTGATTATGGCGATTTTATCAAAAGATTAAATGAAATTGGAATTGACTCTGAAAGAGAAATACTCGAAGAAACCCTTGATAATATTCCAAAAACATTTCAAATTTCTGATAATGCTTTTGACGATATGCCAGACCGCCAAAAATTAAAGTTAACATATGCTTTGCAAGAAATAATACTACAGTTGTTAACAACTCCGAATGCGCTCGATTTAAAGGGTAAAGCCAAAGAAAAATACGTAGAAAATGCTCTTGACAAACTTTTAATTTTCATTAGTCGTGAACTGTAAAGCCCAAAATAAAAAAGCCTCTGACGATTAAATCAGGGGCTTTTGTTGTGCTTCACGTCTCAACTTAATAAATTCATCTCCGTGTTGTGTCATCACATTCAATAACGTTTTAAAATCATTGCGCCATGTCCGTAAACTCGAGTGACTTTTACCTGCTTCACTCACAACTTCTTCCCACGTTATAAACTTATCACTGTAATATCGTTTGATGACTTCGCTGTGTTCTGGCTTGATGACTGACAAACAAAATGTAATGTCTGCAATATCTTGCTTGTATCGTGGCTCAACCTCTGCCATTAGCTTCAATCTACCTGAAAAATAATCTCTCAACATCTTATCTGTTCTATCTGCCAT